AAATGATATATTCATGTATTTCGATCTGATCCAGGACGCCGAGCAGATGCTTGCAAATGGGGAAGAAGTGCGGGAGCTGGGCAATAAACTGTTAATCATTCCGCAGCATTCACCAATTTCAGAAAAGAAATCAAAGACAGCACTATACCAGGCGGTAAACTCTGAATTTTCTGAAATGGCAATCAATAATAAATTCATCCTGAATGATTTTACTTATGTTAAGAAAATGCCATTGAATGAGTATAAATGTTTATTTCAGGCCGGCGATTTATTCATTTATCAGCATAAAAGCCGCCAGGAATTTTATGTAACATTTAAAAAAGGAGTAACCAAGGAAATCTATGCTTCCAGTTATTCCGGCCTTGAGAAGTTAAACCGGTACCGCTGGCGCTTTCCCGGCTATATGATGGACGGGATGATCATGTTTGAAAGCTATCAATGTATCGCCTTATTTGAAAGGTATTTCAATTTATCATGATTGAATGATAATATAATAACTGATGGGCTGGGCCGAGGTCGAACCCCGGAAGGGTTGCCCAGGATGTTGACCGCATCGTTACCCATCTGATTTAAATATGGAAGGAGTACGGACATGGATGTAACTCAGATCATGCAGGCCATCGGGACTCTTGGCTTTCCAATCGTGGCATGCTGTGCGTTGTTCTACTACTTGAATAAAGAACAGGAAAGCCATAAAGAAGAGATGGGAGCAGTCACAGAAGCGCTTAACAGAAATACGGATGCCCTTCTGGAATTGAAAACCATCATCACAATGTTGACCGGAAGGAGGAAAACGGATGCCGGCAATTCAAGCAATCAGTAAATATTCAGATTTGGAACTGGCTCTGATGGGTTTCCTGGGATGGATCGGCAACGGCCAGGACCGTGTTAATCTGCTTGGTTCCAGATATGGAAAAGTTCAGGGAATGATTGATAACATTATCAATACCGATACAGTACCGGCCGGAACCGGATCAGCTGATTATGATCCGGCTGCGATTAAAAAGGCGGTTCATGCGGCATTCGATGAAATTATTGATCAGGTATGCACGGAGGTAATCGATGAACTCAAATGACATTCTCACACTTTTAAAAGCCGGCTATACAAAAGCTGAAATTGAAGCGATGGATCAGCCGGCACCGGCCGAACCGGCACCGACACCGGCAGAACCGGAGCAGACACAGCCGGAACCGGCACCGACACCGGCAGAAACGGAGCAGACACAGCACGCGCCGGAAGATGGATATGCAAAGCTGGAGGCACTGCTTAATCAGTTTATCAACACCGCACAGACTGCAAACCTTAATGCAAATATGGCCGGAGGTATGCAGCAGAAATCAACAACGGATATTCTGGCGGGCGTCATTGCACCGCCGGCAAAGAAAGAGAGGACAAAATAAATGAGTGTAAACGCACTTGGAATTGAAGATGTCCGCAGCCTTCTGAATGACCTGCATACGCAGGTAACCGGGCAGGCGGGCATTACTCCAACCAATACAGCCGACTTCATCAGCATGGCCCAGGCTACACTTGCCGCCGGTACTGATAAAGTATGGTCTGCTATGCAGATTCAGCTTTCAAAAACGCTTTTCTCTGTAAGACCTTACAGCAGAAAATTCAAAGGACTGCTTGCCGATGATATCAGATGGGGCGGTATTATTCAGAAAGTGAGCTATGTTGATTCAAATCTGACAGATGCCGAGATGGTATATCATCCTGTCGATGGTCAGAGTGTTGACCAGTGGGTACAGAAGAAGGGTGATATCCTTGTAACAAGATTTACCGGTTCAGATGCATATCAGGACTGGATCACGATTTATGATCAGGCGCTGCGTGACGCATTCCTTTCTGAATCTCAGCTTGGCGCATTCTATGCTGCCAAGATGCAGGAGCTTTCAAACAAGTGGGAACAGTATATTGAAGAACTGAACCGCACAGCTCTGGCCAACTTCATTGCGGCAAAGGTCGCAAAGGAAACAGATTTCCCGGATGGAGTTGTGCATCTGGTTACGGAATACAACACACTGACCGGACTGACAGGAAACAACGCACTGACTGCGCAGACTGTTTACCAGCCGGCAAACATTCGCGCCTTCTTCCAGTTTGTGAGAGCGCGCATCAACACACTTTCAAGACTTATGACAAACCGCAGTGTAAAATTCCAGTGCAATGTTACCGGAAAGCCGGTTGCCAGACACACACCTGTTGAGAATCAGAAAATGTATATTCTCTCTGAAGCCCTGGACCAGATCGATGTTATGGTCAACACAAATACCTATCATGATGAACCGCTGGCATATGCTGATGTGGAAGGCGTGGACTTCTGGCAGTCTATTGATTCACCGGATCAGATGCAGATCACACCGGTCATTATTGATGCCAACGGACAGGCAGTCACCGGTACCGCGCAGACCATTTCCAATCTGTTTGGCGTCATCTTTGATGAGGATGCAGTTGTAACCAATATGAAGGATTACAGACTGGAAAGCACGCCGCTCAATGCGCGCGGCCTGTATCGCAATACCTGGCTGACAAGCAATTCACAGTATTGCAATGACCTGACTGAAAAGGGTATTGTCCTTCTGCTTGATTAATTGATAAAATAAGGACAGGGAGCCGGGATAGCTTTCATTGATTTACACCTCCTTATTTTCGCGGGACCGCCGGACCTCCGGCGGTCATTATTTATATAAAGGAGATCAGATATGATCATTTATATGTTTACGAACTTCTCAAAGCGCGGCAATTCAACCAAGCAGCCGTCATTATCTTCCGGAGTACAGTATAATTGCCGGCTGAAGGAACCGACCAGCGCAATCAATCCGGTGATTGAACTGGATCAGGGAAACGATAATACTTTTAAAAATTACTCATATGCATATATTCCGGAGTTCTTCAGATATTATATTGTTACGGATATCACATCAGAGGGCCGCATCTGGACGTATTCATTGCAGACTGATGTACTGGCAACGTACAGAGATCAGATTGGCGCCTGGCCATTCTATATATTAAGATCATCCAATACATTCAACCGTCTGGTTGTGGATAGCTATTATCCTGTTCTGGCTGATTTTACGGTTACGAAAGAAACACTTGAAACGCCATGGGCGCACATCCCTATTGATGGGGCGCCATCATATTACATTTCAATCACCCGCGGCTGCTTTATCCTTGGCGTTATCGCAACACCTGAAAGTAATAACCTGGGATCATTCGGCAGCATTAAATATCTGTGTCTGAAGTATAACCAGCTCAATACATTGTTAAGCAAATTAATGTCAAATGTGACATTAACCAATAACAATTTTGTACCTACGGATGCTTCATTGAGCTTACAGAAGGCAATCATCAATCCGTTATCCTATATCAAATCATGCTACTGGGTGCCGATTCCTTATGATGATATTACCGGATCGGAGAAAACCGATGTTGCTATCTGGGACTGGACCATCACAGCAGACTGTAAATTGCTTACTACCAACCCGTATATTGAACGCAGTTTATCATTCAACGTTCCGGGGCATCCGCAGGCAACCGCCCGCGGAAGATATCTGAATCTGGAACCGTATACAGAGTATTCATTATTCTTTCCGCCGTTCGGATTGATTTCATTGAATGGTATGGATGTTCTGGATGCTGATAAAGTCAGGGCGGTTATTTGCCTTGATATGATTACCGGTATCGGCCGCATGGAACTGTATACGGAAAATAATAATGTGCGCGACAGGCTGATTATGAAAACGTCTGCACAGGTTTGTGTTCCTATCCAGTTGGCAGAAGTCGGTTATGATTTTGGATCATCTGCATTTATGGGCATGGGCGCCGGACTTCTTGGCAGCATTGGCGCGGGTATTGCACAGATGTTTGACAGCGGACTGGCAACAGAAATCAGTAATATTGGAAATGCTGCGGAGAATATCGGCAAGCATGTTAATACTGTCGGTTCATCCGGTAACTTTTCCGACCTTAACGGATACGCCATATTCACATGCAAATATTACGCTGTCGCTGCTGAAGATAACGCGGATGTTGGAAGGCCCTTATGTGAGATCAGAACACCGGCAAGCATTCCAGGCTATATTATGGTCCGCAATGGAGACATGGAATTGCCTGATGCTACATCCGGAGAATATGCAGAAATCAAAGCATACCTTGAATCAGGATTTTTCTATGAATAGGAGATATAAATATGGCTTTTATTCCAAGAACAACAGCTCCATCATCCGGTGATTTAAGATATATTCAGACCGGATCGGGTGGATATAACCAGTGCATCTATGGATCAGATGGACCGCCTTCAGTATTACCTAACTGTACAGGATACGTGCACGGCCGCGTTATGGAGATCAGAAACACCAATGTTGATAACTGCGGTTTGTCATTCGGAAACGCCGTGACATACTGGGGAAGCTCAACCGGTAATTGGACGCAATCACAGAATCCATCACTGGGAGCGGTGGTATGCTATTACACAAATACATCATCAGACGGTCATCCAGGACATGTAGCCATTGTCGAGGAAGTTATTGATAATGACACCATTGTAGTTTCAGAGTCAAATTACGGCGGTACCAGATGGGAAAGATTAACATGTTATCGCCGTTATGGGTGGCGGCCTTATGCGGGCTGGAATGTATCACCGCAGGGATTTTTGAAAAATCCATACGTCGATGATGAACCTGGACCCGGCGGCGGTGATCTGACGCCGGCTATGTTATTATTAATTAAGAAAGCATTTGCAAGGAGGGGCACGCATGGCCGAAAGAAGCGGTTTTAATGGAATCCCTGTCTATTATGACTATCAGAATCTTTATGATAGTTCATTCAGACCATACGGGATGCATGCAAGAAACACCGGATTGTCTTTATTCTTTGACCGGTATTTATTCCAGAAATTATTCAGTGTATACAAATTTACCATTCCGGAAGGATGGGACCCTGATTATTTCAGATATACATTATTCGTAATGGGATACACCATTGTATTCAATACGGATAAATTCGGCATTGTGAATAATCACGGATCATTATATGGACGTAATTTCTATTACAGGCCGACAAATGCAATCGTGAGTAATCCGCTGCTGAAGTCCGGAGCGCGTGATATGAAGATCGGTGAAACATGTTCATTAATCAAGCTGACACCGGATTACCGCGGC